GCCACTTTAAATGCAAATGATTTTACATATTCTTCCGTTAGCGTATTAGAAAAATTAATTGTATGTTGTTCTAACTTGTCTTCTTTTATTGAATTCATGGTGCAAACACTCCTTTACTTAAATAGTTGTTTATTATAAAAAATAAGACCAAAAACTAATGCCTTTGGTCTCTATGTGGGTTAAAGTGATTTTCTTGAAGATCTTCTTTGGCGCTCAACTTTGTCCTCGTAATACTTTGCAGTTCTTTTCAAAAACCACCTTCGAATCTGGACTGGGAGGTTGTATGCCTCCATAAACGACCAATTCCCATGCATTTTTAAGCTAAAAATCTCTTCATACACACCTTCGATGTAATCATTTGTTAGGCCAAAAAAAGTCCGCATTAAGCGGAACCTCCAGATCTTGAGTGTGTCCGCAACTTGAGCAGGAGTATTCGCTTTCAATGGACACTGTAGGGACTATGCGTCGGTATGCTCTTCTAATATACCTTGACTGTCTGGCTGGTAAAGTGTCAACAAAACGGTTAACCGTTGCACGACTTGAGTCTCCATTGACAGAAACTATGTAAGATTTCAAAGTGTCTGTAACGAAAGTTTCCACTAACTTATTTTTGTTCTTAGCCTTGGTAATTTGTGACAATCTCTTCTCATCATGACCATTCAATAACTTTACTTCAACCGTGCAATTTAATGCAGGAACCTCAAAAACAAAAGTTCCATTTTCGGTCTCTACCGCTTCATCTTCGGGATCGCTATAGGGGGCAGGCTGGGCTTCTGATTTAAGCTGTACCTCCGACAAATCAAACGCAAACTCTGATTTATTTGAACAGGCTGGGCACTGAACCTCAGTTTCATACTCTGGTCCGTACCCTGAGATTCTCGTAGCGATTAGAAGCGCATTTTTATCACCGATTAAAAGGTCATTGGGGTCAATCCTGTCCACCATCACGGATTGCAAGAGTCTTTCAAAAACAACACCACGACGAATCAAAGCAGTGGAAGCCAGAATATCTTCCTCTCTTGCTGTCATAAATTTAATCTCGACCGATTCTCTTCCTCTTAGTGGGTGTCCCGGAGGGTAATACTTTCCATTCGATGGAAGGTCGACAAATTCTGTAGGGACAGAGAATTGCATCTGTTGAGGTTTCTCAACATTAGGAGTCTGTATCTGGTTGGAATGATTTGGTTGGGGTGGGCTCGGTTGGGGGGTCGCCACCCTATCTAGATTGTTTCTTTCTGTCATTTTTTCCTCATGAAATAATTAAAGCACTAATAACTATATCATAATTTTAAAAAATGTAAAGTTTTATTATGGTCCAACTAATCCATCTGCGATTGGATCTTGATCCAAGCTGACTTGGAAATCTGCTCTACCATCAAATCTCTCTAGTGTAGCCCAGTCATATCTAAGAGTGATTGAACTGTTAACCATGTCTTGGGAATTGTACTCATACTCCCCCATGTCAACCTTGGTTATAAAAGCATTTTTTAAAGTCCATTTCTCAATAGAGACACCCTCTCCATCAAAAGCAGTTATTGTGACTGGGTTTAAAGCATCAACGGAATCAATTTTATTAATCGATCCAAACTCATACCCGTTTCCACCAAACTGCTTGTCTGGAAATTCATAACCGGCTGCATAAAGCATTTTCATTAGGATACCAGCTGCGTCTGGGTTGATTGGGTCAACAATTGTAAAATTAACCGGATCCCACTCAACTCTTCCCGGATAGGAAAATCTATGATTGTAGAAAACGTGATTAGTTTCTGTTACTGTAAAGCTAGGTCTGCTCACTTTCGTAATTGTCCAGACAGGCAATCCAGCAACATCGAAAGTAAATCTATATTTTCTTTTTGGTTCAGTTGTCGGGCTGGACCAAAATCCTGCGCCTCCCGGTAAACTATCTTTTATTCCTGAAAGTGACATATTTCTAATTCCCCTTAAATGGTTTTGTATCTATACTATAAATAGTACCAATTTATTTTTTTAATCGTCGAAACTCGCACCAGTATTAGTGATATTAAAGTCAATTGCAATGTACTCAATTGCTCTTGCTGGTTTCAAGAAGATTTTTGCATACATAATGTTTCTATCAACTAACTCTGGAGTTGTTGTGGTTTCATCCAAGACAACCTTAAAGTCTGTTAATCCGAATGCGGTCCTAATGTTGCTCAAGAAAGGGTCGACCTGTGCTTTAAATCTGTCCCAAGTTGCATTTACATTTTGTTCAAACAAAAGATTTGCTGCAATTCTAGAAACTTGCTTCTTCACAAAGATCATCAGTCTTCTCACGTTAATCCTATCTAACGCCGAAGGGGTGACTTGCAGTGTTTTTTGTCCAAAAATGACAATCCCTTCATTTGGGAAGGATGCAATTGGATTGATATTTGACTCATACAAGTCATCTCTTTCTTTCGAGGTTAACTTAGAGCGAACATTCACAACTGGGAAACCAGCGGCTCCACGGCTGATGCCGCCTCTATTAAAGCCCGCTGGGGCAAACCATACGGCTTTTTGCCTATCTGAGTATGCCATCGTTCCTATAGCTGCTACTGAAGGCGGAACATAGAGAGATCCACCACTGATGTCATCGTTGATTCTAACCCATGGGTAGTATGCACATCCATAACTAGAATTAATCGCTCTTTGCTGCATATTTGTTACAACATCTTTTACATGAGTTGCAGAAATTCTTTCTTGCTCAGTTTTGGTACCATCCTCTGGGGCTGGATCGTATCCCCCCTTTGGATCAATAATTGCCAAGGCATCTCCCCTGTCTTCACATACATTCACAAGATGTTGAGTCAATGTTTGATTAGTGACACCCGGAATAGTAACCAAATTCATCTCAACAAATTCTGGATCTGCCAAGATATCGATTGCCTTCTTTACAGAATAATACATAGCGTATGTTGTTTCTGTCGCATCGTCTCTAAGTGCTCTTGAATTATTAAATGGCTCTGCCTCAGTAATATCAAGTCCATCAAATCCTCCAAAAAGAGGAACAGTGAACCTATCATATCCAGCATCAAGAATATCTTTATAAGACCCGGAATCGGCTGTGACAGACGTACCAGCAGCCCGAGATCCAGAGACATAAGAATAGTTTCCAAGATCTGAGCTTGCACTGATGTCGTCTAATGAGAACATGAACATTCTCTTTGTGTAATTGCCAGTATCAAATTGACCGTAGTCACTTGGTAAAGCTCTTAGAAGGTCGAAGTTGCTTGCTTGGAAAGTGGTGTCTGTGCTTCCGCTATTTGTGCTAAAGCCGAAGTAAGCCAATGTTGGGTCGCTCAGGTTTCCATCGCCTGCTGAATTCCTCAAGAAAACATCTGGGAATTTGACATTTGCTAGCCATTGTGCTTGTCCCGAGGCTGTTCCTTCAGCGCCAGCAAAACCTACTATGACCAGATCGTCGGCTGCGATGTCTCCGCCTCCACCGTTCTTGGCAGCAGTAATGGTTGTGTTTGCAGCGGCACCAACTCCGGATGTGTTTTGCACTACAGTTACAACAGCCCCGTCTGAAGTCGCAGTAAAATCTTCGTGAAGATTAATACATGCTGCGATAGCTGCTGCTTGTGCATTGTTGTTAGAAGAGCCGCCGCTTGCGGTGCTAGCATCGAAAATTCCGTCTGAGGACGCTCCGGATGTGGTAGTCATGGCAGGAGTTCCTACCGAGCCAGCGCCAGTAATTACGACTGTATCGCCGTTGGTCGTCACAAGAGTAATCTGGTTTAAGGCTGTAATCTGTCCAGCATCAGCAACTGTTAATGTTGCAGTGGCCGCTTCAGTCCCCCCTCCCCAAACAACAGCATTGGCTGGGGCGGGGTTGTCTAGAGCTGGACCACCTTGATCGAACCACTTGAAAGAGTCGGCAGTTTGTCTCCTTACGTTTAGATATTGAATATCTACATCTGGATCACCCCACGAAGAAGTGCTAGACAAGAATGACCCCGTTCCATACACACCAGTTGCTGAACCTGAGTCAAATTGCAATGAGAATCCGTCTCTTTTTACTGGTCCTTGAGCACCAAATGGCAACAACTCTGGATCTGCTTGACCAAGGTCAACCTCATTTGCCATTTGAATTCTAATAATGTTTGAGTTGTTAGGATAAGACCCATACTCAATCAATCTCTTCTTTGAAGTGTCCCACTCAAAATACGCATCACCAACTTTTTTAGCAGCGTAGTTTGCAGAATTTGGGTTTAAGTTACAGTTGTCATATCTTTCGACAATTCTAGTTGCACCATCATTATCAAACATGGATCTAATCACAACAGAAAAGCTACCGTATGGGTCGACATCTGTCCTATCGGAATACTTTATATTTTCGATAGATATTTTGTAAGATTTCTGTTCTACCTCGCCTTGAGACAACGTATGGAATTTAAACAAGCGAGAGCAAATTGCAGTGTTATCCGCATCAAAAGCTGGGATTAATTGATTCTTTTCTGGATCTGCATCTCCCGGAGTCGTTCTAAGGTCCTGAGAGATGAACCAGCCTGTTTGGGCACCCGTAGCTGCCTTTTTGAATTTATGTCCCCCAACAACGTTAGCACTGTCTGCCAAAGGCAAAATCACACCATAGCACTTATCTGAAGTGATGATGCTCGAAACTTCCTGCTCAAAAGTTTCACCTAAGAAATACTTTTGCTGGGTGGCGTCATCGGATATCAAATTTGTATTTGTTCTTGTCGGATTTGTATTGAAGACTTTTCTTGCGTAGTATTTTGAGTTTCTATCAAAATTAAACGTTACGGTTTCCGAAGGAGTTCCCGCACCTTCAGCGCCATCGGTGCCAAAAATCTCTGCTGTAAATGATTTTCCAAGAGATGTTCCAGAGGTTGATTCTATTAAAACTCCAGAACCAGAAGCCACAATTGTTGACTCGCCTGCAAGAGTACCAGATAGAATAATCCCCCCCTCTTTAAAATACCAACTCGCAGCTAAAGTACCAGAGACAGATCCGGTAACACCTGATTCAAAAGAAGACGAATTC